CCGTTGAGCCGGGCGGCGGCCTCGGGCGCGTCGGGCGCCGCGGCCACGGGCGGGCGCTCCTCGGCCGGCGGGAGCTCGGCGGGTGGGAGTTCGTCGACGGGCTCGGCGACGGGCGCGGGCTCGGGCGCCGGTGGCGGCGTGGCGGGCCGCTCGGCGGCGGCGGCGGCGACGGCCTCGAGCGGGAGCACGTAGTGCACGAGGAAGGGATACCAGCCCCGTTGCTGCCATTGCGAGTCGCCATAGCGCGCCGCGAGCTCGACGGCCGTCACGCCGGCGTCGAGCAAGTCGGGAATGGCCGCGCGCACGAGCGCCCGCGCCACGCCGCGGCCGCGGGCGTGCGGCTCGACGTACAACCAATGCGCGGCGCCAAAGCGCCGCGGCTCGCCGATCACGCGCTCGGCAATCTCGCCGCCGAGGAAGCCGTCGAGCTCGCCCGTGGCGTCGTCAATCGCCACATACGCGAGCAAGCCCGGGTCGTGCTCGAGCCGGTGCGCACACACGGCCGTAAAGGTATCGAGGGCGCGGCCGTCGTGCACCGGATAGCCCGGGCCGCCCGCGTCGGTTTCCTTGAGCATGCGCGAGAACGCGAGCCGGAGCCACGGCACGTCGGCATATGCGGCGCGGCGAATCATGCCCCTAGCTTAACTCCACGGCGGCCATAAACCCCGGCGTCGCCGGGGCGCCCACGATGTTGCCGCCCGTGATATAAAAATTCGCGTAGTAGCTATGCGAGCCGGCGGGGGGCACGTCGAGCCACAAGAACGTCGGCACCGGCGGGCTCGTATTGGCGAGGGCGGGATAGCGCACGTAGTTGTACACGGTCGGGTTCGCCGTTTGCGCCACGTCGCGGCTCGCGCCGACGTAAAACTCGCCGGCGGCCGTGTGCCACGCGACGAGGCCGGAGACAATCCACACGAGCACCGGGCCGCCCCGGGTGGTCAACGTGACGGTGCCCAGCCCCACCCAATTGCCCGGCGCAATATTCGCGCCCGCGGCAAATGTGAACAAGCCGCTCGTCTGCATCGCGGCGCCGGGCGCGAGCATGGCCTTTTGCACGCTGGCATTCTCGAGCGTGCAAATGGTTTTGCCCTGCGCGTTGACGGTCAACGGGAAACTTTGCGAGTTGGCCGCGGCGTTGGCGGCCCGATACGCGACTTGGAATGCATTGAACGTCGGGTCAAGCTGCACGGCCCAGGACGGTTTGGTGAGGTCGTTGGGCGCCGAGGCCCGGTTGCTCGCCAGAATCGTCAAGCCGGTCGCCGACGCCTCGAGCGTGCCCTTGACCGTCGCGCTCCCGAGCGCCACGGGGCGCGCGGCACTCGTCGGCCGGAGCACGCTCCCCGTATCGGTCCAAAGGTTGGCGTCGGCCGCGAGTTTGGCTTGCGTGACGCTGCCGTTGAGTATCTCGACGGTGGCGACCGAATCGGGGCCGAGCTCGCGCGCGCTGATCGCATCGGCGGCGAGGATACTGCCGGGCAAATTGTCGGCGAGCTCGCGCGGGCCGATTTGATTGGGCGCGAGTTTGTCGGCCGTGATCGCCCCGGGTTGAATGTTGACGGCGTCAACGCCGGTATTCCACGCATCATAAATCGTGTTGAGGTCGGCGTCGGCCTCGCTCGCGAGAATCGTCTTATAGCCTTGCGCGACTTTCTCTTGATACGTGGCGACGCCGCCTTGCTTCGCGGGGCGGGAGAGAATCGGCATCGTTAGTAGCTCCCCGCGGCGTCGCGGCCCGACGGCTGCACCCGGAGCTCCACGTCGCGGAGCTCACACGGCACGGCCTCGCTATACGTAATGTCGAGGGTAAACGCGCGGCCTCGCGGCTCCGGCACGGGCGTTTCCCACTCGAACAACTGAATGCCGCTCACACTCCACGCGGCCGTATCCCACTCGGCGAGATCCCACTCGCCGCCCACGGTCGCGGCCACGGGCGCCGAGCCGCTCGCGCTTTGCAGGTCGTCGGCGTTGACCGTGATTTGCATACTCGTCGGGTCGTCCACCCGCACGATGCCGCGCACGCGCTTCGCCAGTTTGTTTTGCAACGGGGCGCCGGCGTCGAGCCATCCCGTGGTGAGCCGCGCCACAATGGGCGTGGTGACGCCGCCGACGGTATCGGTCGGCACGTCGGGCACGTCGATGCGCACGACTTCGCCCGTGCCCTCGACGGCGGCCCAGGCCCGGTCATTCTCGCTCGGGTGCATCGGCGCCCGGGCCGCCGCCGTCAACGGCGGGTGGCGGTGCGGTCCCCACCACGACGGCGGGTCGCCGAGCCCGCGGCGCAAGTCGAGCCACCAATGCTCGGTCGCCTGGTCGCCGCCCGCCGGCACAAGCGCGAGTTTGTAAAAGCCGCGGTGATAGATCGCCCACGCGCGCGCGCCAATGCTCATCGGTTGCCGCCGGATCGCCGGCTCAATCGGCCACCCGACGTCGCGCGGCTCGGCTTGCGAGGGGAGCAGCAAATACACGCTGCGCTTGCCGAGAAAGAGCACGCCGACCGGCGTCGAGACAATCGACGCCGCACTCACGCAGCCGACTTCATCCGACACTTGCACGAGCGATGCGCTCGGATCGTCGACGGGGTCGCCAAAGAACAACCACGTGCCCGTCTCGGTAAACATGCCGAGCGGGCTTGTCGGACTGCGCGTCGTCGCCGAGAGCGCGGCGACGGCGAGCCCGGTCACGGGGGCGCCGAGATCGGGCGACACGGCCCCGGCCGGGAAAAAGAGCCCCTGGTCGGCGAGGTCTTGCTCGAGGCCGGGCACGAGCACGCTGGTCGCCCAAATGCGGCGGCGGGTCGCGCCGGTGCCGCCGGCGCCCCAGAGCCGGCCGCGATGCGTGAGCAAGACGCCGCCGCGGCGCACGACCGAGCTCGGCGTCGGCACGCTGGTGGTCGTGACGATAGGATCATCCCACACGGCGAACACGGTCGATGGCGCGAGCCCGTCGGGCGTTTGGTCGTGGGCGCCCTCGATTTCCTGGTCAACGCCGGCCAAGAACAAATGCCACTTGAGCACGTCGCCGGCGCGCACTTGCGGCAAGCCCTCGGCCGGCAAGTCGAGCGCCGCGGGCGCCGCGCTCGGCGCGGTAAACGCGAGCCGTTGCCGGGAGCCGCTCCCCGTCGTGAGCGTGTGCACGGCGGCAATGCCCACCCATTGTTTCAACGTGTGATTATAGACGGCCCAGCGATAGGCATAGTACCCGGCGAGGCACGTCGACGTGGGGTCGTCGACACTCGTCGCCGTTTGCCCGGTATCGGCCGCCGTCGCGAGCGGCACGAGGTCGACGGCCGCCGCGCCGAGCGGGATGCGTTTAATCGGCGCCACGTCGCTGCCGATATAGACGTGGTCGCCAAAGACGCTTGCGGCGTAGCTCTCGGCGGTCGGCGTAAAGACGCCATTCGCCACGGGCGCAAACGGGGCATCATCGACCGAGAGATACACGGTATCGTTCACCACGGCGTACAAGTAGCGATAGCCGTCGGTTGACGTGGCAAAGAGGAGCGGTTGCACGCGGCCCGCCGGAAGCTGCGCGAACGGCACGAGGCCGCCCCGCTTGCCAATCACGAGCGCTTGCCGCGGTACCCAATTCTCGGCGCGCGTAAGGAAGCCAAGCGGCACAAAGCCCGGATCAAACGCGAGCATGGTGCCCTCGTAGCGGCGCACGGGAATCGCGGTTTCTCTCTCGAGGTCGCCGGGCATCTAGTCTCCTCGAAACGGCGTGCCGAACACGTGCGGGTCGAGCGGAATATCGGCGCGCTGCGCGTGCAACGGGAACGCGCCGCGGCGAATACTGGCGAGCAAAGCGTCGCGGGCTTGCGCCTCGGCGAGCGCGCGGGAGTCGCGCTCATGCTCGAGCGCGAACACATACACGGCTTGCACGAGGTAATTGTGCCACGGAAAGACGGGCACGTCGGCGGGCTCGTCGGCCGGGCTCGGGTCGGGCACCCACCGCTTGTAGCGCAAGAGCCCGCGGGCGGCGCGGCCGCTCGGGTCGGGCGTGCACACGCCGGCGTTGGTCCCGCGGTCGACCATCCAAAACTCGGGCGGCCCGCTCGCCAACGTCGCGCACGAGTCGAAGCGGTCGGGGTCCAAGAGCGTCACGACGCCGCCGCCGGCGCGGTCGACGCCGTCGAGCGATACGAGCCGCAACGCGCGCTCATCTTGCGGCGCGTTGAAATCGTCGGGCAACGGGAAGACGCGGCCGTTCATGGCGACCGAGCTCTCGGTATAGAGAAACGGCCAATCGGCGAGCGTGTAGAGCTCGAACAAATGTTGCGCGAGAAAGTCGGTCGCATCGCGGTCGAGCTGGCGATTGCCGGCCCGATTCAACGCGAGCTCCCTAATCCGCTGCCGTGTGTATCGGCCCGCCGGCGTCGTCGGCATGGTTGCCCTCGTCGACGGCGGCGGCCGGCTCCTCGAGGCCGAGCTCGCGGCGCAAGCTGGCTTTCGCCGCCTCGTAGACTTTGCGCTGGCGCTCCTCGAACGTGTCGCCCGCGCTCACAATGGCGGCGTTGTTGGCGAGCATGCGGGCCGCCGCCGCATCGCCCGCGGCCGTGAGCCGCGCGCCGAGCTCGGCGGCGTCGCCGGCCGTAAAGGCAATCTCGACGTGCTCGCCCTCGCCCGTGACTTTCACGACGCGGCCCGAGAACGGGGGCACGGTCGCCGGGCGTGGAATGCGGCCGTGCGCGCTCATGCCGATTGGATCAACGCCGCCCGGGCGACCAACGCGCTCCGGTCCAGATCGAAGCTGCGTTG